ATGCTTCGATGGACACTAGGATTTATCGCCTTGTTGGGCGCTACACACGCGGCCGCGCAACCCGCTGCGATCGTCTGGTGGGTGGAGAATCCTTATCCGCTGATCGATGATCCCGCCCTGGTCACCAGTCTGCTGCCCGGGCCGGCCGAATCGCCGAGCAATTGGTACTCGCGCCTGGCTCGAAACGGCCCGTTTCCCTGGCCCGGCGAAACGGGCACTCAGTGGGACGAAGCGCGAGAACAGTTTCGACCCGGCTTCGCATCTCGTCCCAAGAGCCACCGCGTCCTCGCACGGCTGATCGCACCCGGCATCGAGGGACAGTGCCATTGGACCGCCGGAGACTCCCGAGCCGACGCGCCGTGCTCCGACGAGGCGGCGTTGGAGATTCCCTATCCCGACGGCGCCGTGATCGAAGTCGCGTTGCCCGATGGATCCCTCTTGCGCTCCGGTTCGCCCGCGCGCGTTGAGGACCTGCTCGTGCTGGGCCTGGGCGATTCGTATGCCTCCGGCGAAGGCAATCCAGACCAACCGGCGCGCTACCTCAGGCCCGAAGGCGACGACTGGCGCCGGCTTACCGATGCCAAGGCCCGTTGGATACAAACTGGACGGGCGTTGGCTTCGCCGGCGCAATGGCTCGATTACCGCTGCCACCGCTCTCTGTATAGCTATCAAAATGTCTCCGCGCTGTGGTTGGCTGCGCAAAGCAACCATCGGGTCGTGCGCTTCGTGCCTCTGGCATGCAGTGGCGCCGTGACCGGCGATTTCTATCTGAGCGGGCAACGCGAACTGGCTGAAACCCGCTCCGGCCAACGCGCCAAGCGGCTCAAGTCCTCGCAGATCGAAGCCGCACGCGCGGCGCTCTCCAACGACGGCGGCTATCGCGCTCCGGAAATCGTGATGGTGTCACTAGGCGGAAACGATGCGCTTTTCAGCAAGGCGATCATGCAGATGCTTATGCCAGCTAAAGGGCGGTCGTGGCTGGGCTCCCTCGGCCAATGGCGGCTGCGTGGGATGCTCGGCATCTCTCAAGGCAGCGCCAGAGGCAGCGCGGTGATCCAAACAAATCTTCAGCGCAATTTCGCCCAGAGCTTTTCCAGGTTGTCCGAACGCCTTGCGCTGGGACCGCAAACCCAAGTGCTGTGGACGAGCTACGCCGACCCGCTCGAGCGCGAAGACGGTAGCGCCTGCGCGCAAGGCGTTCAGGCACAATGCGCGCCAGAGTATGCGTCCGGCAAAGATGGCTATTGCCGGAACTCGGCGTTTCAGGTGCTTAAGCTGCTCGACGGACCGTTCAACTTCATGGCCCAGCCTGGCATTGTCCCGGCCGAGCAGGAGCAGGCGCGCAACGACATCATTCGTCCGATCCAACGGCGGGTACGTGAATCGGCCGAAGAAGTCGGGCGGACTTGGTCGACCGCCGGAGGTCCGGAGATGAGGCTCATCGATGCACCCGAACGCCTCGGCCAGCGCCACGGCATCTGTGCGGTCCAACCCGAGAACAGCGCCCATTCCGAACAGGAACTGCAGTGGCCGCTACCGCGCCCAGAAGGCGGCTGGGACGGCGTCGATCCTGCGGATTTTCAGCCTTACGCGGTCCGCAATCGTTGGTTCCGCTCTTCCAACGACACGGCCCTGATCCTCAATCGCAACCGTTTCGGGTTGACCGGCTGGAACGCGATGGTCCGCGGCAGCTTCCATCCCACCGCGGAGTACCACGCAAATCTGGCCGATGCCGTGGTTTGCGGCTTGCGTGAGCAGTGGCGCGGGCAGCCCGAGTTCTGCCGACTACTTCGTGTCGCCACTGCGCAAGCGCCATGACTGCACCTTGCTCGCTAGGCGAGCGAGAATATCGGCCGCAACCAATCCCGCAACCCTAGACGGCTCACAGAGCCGATGAGGTCCGGCCATCACCAACCGCTCCAGGCAACGATCCTCCATGACAACCAACCCACTAGACATATTGCGCCCGACGGAACTGCGCTTGGTGATGGACCTGGTACGCGACGCGGGAGTGGACGTCAGCGATTGGGCCAACTACGACGGACGGCATCCCGCCGCTAACCCCAAATACTGCTATGAATGGGTCTTTGTCGCTCCCGACAGAATCGTCGTGTGCTTGTGGTTCGCGAACATCGAGATCGATGCGCAAGCGCGTTGGATCCAGAAGCTAAACCTGTGGCAGATTGCGAAGAATCACGAGTATCCGAACACGCGCTCGGTGATCGCCCGGCGCGCCCGATCGCTGGACGAAGGCCTTCAAAAGGCGTTTCGCGAGAAATTGTCCGTACGCGCCATCATCGTAGATGGCCAGCAGGCCGACCTCGCCGCCCGCAACGACCAATCGTCCAAGGTGGAACGTCGCCTCCTCGATCCCGAGCCTTGGCACGTGGTGTCCTACGATTGGACGAACGGGGATTGCGTGCTGCAACGCGGACTCGCCGCACCCAAGTACATCGACCAGTTCGACGCCGTTTCCGCATCGCTTCAGCGCGAGTTGCGCCTGTCGAAGGTCTACGACCGCAGCTCCGCAGTGCGAAGACAGGTGCTCGACCGAGCCTCGGGGCGCTGCGAATACTGCGGCGCGCCAGGGTTCGAAACGATGGCGGGCAGCATCTATCTCGAGACCCATCACGTGATCGCGTTGTGCGAAGGCGGTATCGACGCCCCCAGCAATGTGGCTGCCCTTTGCCCGGACCATCACCGCCAAGCCCATTACGGTTTGAAGAGAGACGCTATACAAGCCGAGCTGTCCGCCCAGCTCGCGGGCTCAACCGTGTAGGCGATAGCCGTCTTGCGGCGAACTGGCGGTAGATTACGGAAGCGAGCGCGAACCGTGGGTTACGAACATTCTCTCCGGCCGTTTAAGGCAGCCTTCCGCTTCCCCGCGGTCAGCCCCGGATTGTCACCGGGCGCGAGCTAATCGGGCCACCGTTCGGCTGCCGGTGTCCTAGGCTCGGTGCGAGGGGTTGCAGACTTCAGGATCAGCTTTAGATTGTTGCTTGGGGTCGATGCCTGGGTCTGTAGCTGCTACTGCCGCTCGCAGCCGTTGCTAGATACAACGCGCTGCCGCTTCAGAGATAGTAAGGCCGCCGCCGGATCTATCAAACGCCTCCGCATGTCGGGGGCGTTGTTTATGAAGAACCGCATTGCGTCGACGAAAAGCGTTTGGCTGATTCAATTCAATCTTAGCCTCGCATCTTCCACTGCGTTTGTGATTTTCCCTTGCACATGGGCACACGACCGCACCTCGCTCTTCAAAGCTGAGACTACGCAACCCACGGCGTGTTCTCTGCCTTAAGGGAATGGCGTTATGCTTAGTTCCAGCAACCATTTCCAGGCATTGGCTATGGGTATCAATAGCAACGGGAGCTCTCGTTTTCTCCTCTGCGTTACGAATGTCGCGCTTCTAGCCATGACCACAGGGCTGTTGGCATGCGCACAAGCGCCATCCGATGATCGAACCGCACTGGAGAACCCCATGCAAGGATCCCCCTCACCTCAGGATGCCCGGGCCGAACAGGATAGGGCCGCCGCTGCAGTCGACGAAGCCGCTAGGGCTGCTTCAACTGATAAACAAGGCCAAGCGCCGTCTACAGAACAACCGGCACCGCCTCAAGCACCTGACCTTACTCCCGCAACACTAGAGGCCGGTATCGTGCGCCTGGCTGGCGAGCTTCGGGAAGTGAAGCAAACGCAGCCTCTGTTCGTTGGTCAAACCTTGGGCATTGCACTTGCCTCTTATGATGATGGCAAGCGAGCCGGCGCCCGCGGCGCGCTCGGTTCGGGCACCTATACCGTTGAGATAGAGACCCTGTATCCGACCGCTCCGGGGCAACATGTATCCATTCGTATCGATCAATCCGAAAGCCAGCCCTGCGCACTGAACTTCGATCGCCTCGCCCAGCATTTGGAAGCAGCGGGCTACAAGGGCAAACGAGCCCCCCAGGGGCTGGATCCGAGCATGAGTTTCTCAAGGGACTTGGGCCCCTTAAAAGGGTTCGTGCAGTTGGACCTCGATAGATACACCTCGGCATGCATCTGGCAGATCAACTTTGATTTGGAAGCCAAGCAAGATGGCCGACCCGAGGATTGAGAGGGTTATCGGGCAATCCGATCTTCCAACATCGGCTCTTGCCGATGTGCGGGCTGCGGTCGACAGCTCCCCCTATTTACAGAGCGTCATGCTCAAGGCGATCGAAGATCAACGGCTCAGAGGTTTTTCGCTGTCCCAAGACCCACATGAGGGTGGTCACTACAGCAGGGAAAAGGCACGATCAGCATCAATCCGGAGTATTTCGCGATCGAGCGAAAAGAAGCGCGGTTTGATGCCCTGACCAGCGTCATCGGACATGAAACCGGTCATGCACTGATGGCAAGGTCTGCTGAGATCACTGAATACCGCTACGCCTATGAAATTGACCAGATGGTCAAGACCGCAACTCGGGATGGTGAGAGCAGCATTGATATCACTCCTTCCGCCAAGCGCGCCATTGAAGATTTCCGGCATAACGAGGCACTTGCCGAACTCGTATCAATGAATTCGGTTGCAAGTCGAGTAGCCAAGTCCAACAACGGCAACTTCGATATGAACGCCTTCCTGAAGCGCGCCGATTCGGGAACCGAGTGCATTGACAAGGGAAAGCTTGACGCCGGCATTCAATTAAATGCCAATGGATTTCAACTGACCGGCGGCAAGATCGATAGCCCTGCGGTCGAACGCGTTGCCGTGTGTCATTTCGACAAAGGCGCCAAGACCCTGGGCCTGAAAGGCACATCTAACTACGACGACAACTATGCGGCTTACGCTCTCGGCGCCGCATCAGATGCATGGAAGGACTACGGCCGCGGAACCACACAAGCGATGCCGCAGATCGAAGTCAACTTGTCTTCCCTAAAGACCGCCAAGCAAAGGGTGGAAGACGCAGGTGTCGATCTGGGCGGAAAAGGGAACGCCTTCGACTTCATAGACCTTTCCAACGGCCAGCGCCGATCGATTGGAATTCAGCAGCTTGGAGATGGTTCTAGCCAGCAACCAGATATCGCGATTACGCAAGAAAAGAAGCCACTGCTGGCTGACAATCCTGCACATTCAGATTTCGAAACCTTCAATCGTATCCACGAGTGGGTGCGTGGCACTGGCCAGTGGGACGACGAAAAGAGCCGCAATGTTGCCGGCGCACTGTTCAAAGAAAAGACCTCGGATCCCATGCTCCAACGTGTAGACATGGTCTGTGGCGGCATGGGGCAGGACGGCGCGGAAAATGTCTTCGCGGTCTATGCGCCATACGGCGACAAGGGGCCGTTCTTCCATGCTCAAGTGGACGGTCGGCAGGCCTGCCAGCAACCCGCTCAGCACAACTTAGAGCAGGCTGAGCGTATCAAGCAGAAGCAAGCGATCGAGCAGCAACAGGAGCAACAGGTTCAGCAGGACAATCCGCGTCAGGGCGGTCCAAGCCTATCGCTCTAGGCCTGGCGTTTGCGAGCTGATCCCCTGAAAGATCAGGGGTTTGTGAAATCTGGCGGAGAGAGTGGCCGCTAATGGAACTCCGCCCGGTTCCGATTAGTTCCGCAAGACGCTGATAGCGAAGGGATTCGAATCCCAACCCATGCGACTGCGTTCCAATATGGTCCGGTAGCAAGTGGTGGGTAGAGTGGTGGGTAGGAATGCGCGGAGAAAAGCGGCTTTCGGCTCGGCAGGTTCAGACCCTGGGCCCCGGGTATCACGCTGATGGCGGCGGCCTGTATCTGCAGGTTACCCCAACAGGAGCGCGGTCGTGGATCTTCCGCTTCCAGCGTTCGCGCCGACGGCGGGAGATGGGCATCGGCCCTGTGGCGGCGGTTAGCCTTCAGGATGCGCGCCAGCGGGCGTACGAAGCGCGCCGGCTCGTGGCGGATGGGAAAGACCCCATCGAGCTTCGTATCCAAGCTCGTGCGTCCACCGGTGCGACCTGGGGGCAGTCCTGCGAGGCCTTGATTGCCAGCCTGAAACCCAGTTGGAAGACGCCAGCGCAGGCTCAGCAATGGGAGCAGTCACTGGCCGATTACGGCCCGGGTAGCGAGACCCCCATCAAATCGATCGATACGGCCGCGGCTCTCGCCTGCCTTCGCCCCTTGTGGTCAAACAAGACGGAGACGGCGACGCGCCTGCGTGGCCGCTGCGAGCGCGTCTGGGACTTTGCGCGCGTCTCGGGCCTGGTCGCCGGGGACAATCCGTTTCGTTGGAAGGGCCATTTGGACAAGCTGTTGGCCAAGCCCAGCAAGGTGGCGAAGAAGCGCAACTTCCCTGCGATGCCCTACCCTGACCTGCCCGCCTTCATGCGCCTGTTGCGCGCGGAGGCCGGGGCTGGCCGGCGAGCACTGGAGTTCACCATCCTCACCGCGGCACGGACGGCCGAGGTGACATCTGCCACATGGGCAGAATTCGATCTGGCATCCAAGGTCTGGAACCGGCCAGCGCAGCACATGAAAGCGGGGAGAGCCCATTCGATCCCACTCTCGGATGCTGCGATCGCCATACTGGCCGCTCTGCCGCGAACCAAGCCGCCCTTCCCCCTGTCCGAAAACACCATGCTCTTCTTGCTGCAGCGGACGCCGCCGCGCGGGCTCGGCCAGCCCTACACAGTGCATGGGATGCGCTCAACTTTCAGCGATTGGGCATACGAGACAACGTCGTTCCCTCGGCATGTCATCGAAATGGCGCTGGCGCACACGATCAAGGAAAAGGCAGAAGCGGCCTACCGCCGGGGGGCGCTGCTGGACAAGCGCCGGGAGTTGATGGAGGCCTGGGCCGCACACTGCGCTGGTTGAGGGGGATCACCGGCCGTGCTTCATGCGCTCCAGCACATACCGCGGCGCCACCGGAGGGTGGCGATCGCCGGTCGGCATCTCGCGCACGATCTGGCGCTCGTACTTGGTCACCCACACAGCGATCCAGCGGACGGCCTCGGCCTCGCGCTCGAAGTTGTGCCAGGACGCGACCTTAATCATCCGCCGGTACATGCCGGTGAACGCCTCCCAGCCCCCGCCCCGCTTGCGCGGCAGCGCGGCCGCGACCCAGCGCTCGCGCCGATACACGATGATGTGGGCCTCGCGGAAATCGGTGTGCGCCGAGTTCGCCCATTCGAAGCGGTCCGGCAAGATGTAGGGCTGACGCAGCGCGGGGTCCATGCCGGGCATCGTAGGCGCGCCCGTCGCCCAGGCTGAGACCGGCGGTCAGGCAGCGCGCATCCCCAGCGCATCCCCAGCATCGGCGGTCCCCTCGCCCATAGCCGGCGGCTGCGGCCATGGTATGTCTGGGAATCCCGGCAGGCGCGGCAGGTCTCGCAGAGCAACCCGGTAGGCTAGCCATGCCTGCCGATCGGCGATGGAGAGTGGCGAATCCGCGAGCTGGGTCCAGTCGCTTGCCCGCAGAAGCGCATCGCGCCGCGCGCGAGCCTCGGTTGCCCGCGTGTCCGGCGCTGGCGCCGGTTCATTGCTGGCAGCCAGCCACGCCTCATACTCGGCCCACCAGCGGTGTCCGCGCGGGATCAGGGTGTCGGTATCGAGCCGCAGCACGGTGTCCGGATCGTCTGTAAGTCGGTACATGGTCATAGCTCCGCGTCTGCAGTCCACTGAGCCAGCATCGTGCCAGCGCCCGTGCCGTTGGCCGTGGCCTGGAATCGGAAGCCTGCAACGTCAGCGTCGATGATGGACATGGTCGTCGTGTCGAAATTGACACCGGCCTTGCTGTTGAGCGCCACTGATGGGTTGGCCCGCATCTGGGTCGCGAAGGCGCGCGCAGCCGCGTATGCGCTGCCGCTGGTGACCTGTCCGGTCCAGTAAGCGCCGGAGGCGAACGACTTGCTCGACTGGTAGTAGCGCGTGGCGAGAAGGACCTCGATTGATGCTGGCCGCCATTCAAAGCCGGTCGCGGCGCCGCCGCGCTCAAGCTGGACGCGCTTGTAGGTAACGCCTGTCGCGGTCAGCGTCAGGGTGACATTTCCGGTGCTGCCGGCTGGGACGACGATCTGCACGCCGCGGCGGCCGCTGCCGGCGGTGATCGTTCCGGTTTGGCCGTCGACGTTGACGGTGATGCTGCCACTGGGATCCTCGACCGAAACGGTGATGACCTCGCTATTGAGCCGCGGCGCTTCGATTACCTGGGCCAGCGGGCCCGACGTGTGGGTGAGCACTCCGCCGCTCAGGCTGACGTTGCAGCCGCCGGTGCCGGCCTTCCAGCGGTCGAAGCCGTAGATTCCCGCCGCCAGCGCGCCGCCAGCGAAAGCGCGCTGGTTGAGCGCGAAGTCGCCGTTCACGAGGTAGTTCTTGAAGCCGTTGCCGATGACCAGCGCCGCCGCCGCTGGCAGCGTTGTCCAGCCCACCCCGTCGACGAACTGCAGCGTCTGACCAGGCAACAGCGTGGCCACCAGTAGGATGCGGATCGTCCCGTTGTCGTTGACCCGCACGGTCGCCGTGACCGAAGTGGTGTCGGCGTTGTAGAGGCTGAGCGCCTTGACTTGGCGCGTGGTGCTCGCCGCTGGCGCCGTAACCCAAGTCACCGCGGTCGTGCTGTTGGTCGTGCCGGTCACCGGCGCCGGCGTACTCAGGGCGCCCGCCGCGAGGTCGACATAGCCGGCATAGAACTGCGGCTGCGCCGTCGCCACGGCGGCGGCCAGCACGACCTGAAGCGACTGGAGGTTGTTCAGAAGGATCATCAGAACCTCAGCGAGACGAGGTACAGGGCCTCGGCGGTGGTGGTGTACTGCGGGTGTGGGTCGGCCGCGGCTACGTGCGCGGCGACGGCCACGCTGCCCTTATCGGTGTTGGTGGCGTTGATCGCGTTGCCGGCGTCGTTGTAGGACAGCGTCACTCCGTCCCCGGTGCCGGCCGCAATGGCCGCGCCAACGGCGTCCTGCGCGCGCTCCGCGGTGAACCAGAGATTCCCGGCACCTTCGGTCAGGTCATCGGTAGTGGCGGCGCTGTAGCCCGAGGCGCGGCCGAAGCTATCGAAGGTGGTCTTTTGCAGCGTGCCGCCACCAGCGTTCGCCACTGGGGCCAGCGCTACCGTGGGGTCGCCGGCGGCGCCGGTGCCGTTGGTGACCGCGACCTGTCCCGCCGTGCCGCTGATCGTGCGCGCCGTGCGCGCGGTGACGCGCCCCCAGTTGTCCACGTCGAAGACGCGGAAGACGCCACCGGCGGTGTTGGGCACCGTGGCCAGGTCGATCGTGGGCAGCCCGGCCGCGGCGTCGCCGTTGGCCACGTTGATGCGGTCTGCCGTGCCGGTGATTGTCGCGTCGCGCGTGCCGGTCACCTGGCCGAGGCTGTTGCGGGTGATCGCCTGCAGCGTGCCGGCGCCGCTGTCGGGAACCGGCGTGATCGAAATGGTAGTGACGCCGTCGGAGCCAACCGTCAGCGTGATCTCGGGCTGCGCGGCGAAGGCATCCGCGATCGGGAACCAGCCCTTGGCGCCGGTGCCGTCGGCGCCGTAGTAGGTCGTCGGCGCCGGGATGTCGACGTCGTTGATCAGGTTGACCAGCACGACGCCCTGCGACAGCGCGCCGCTGGTCTCCACGGACAGGGTTCCGAGGACGTTGGCGTTCGCCGGCAGGCCGCCGCCGCCCGGGTTGTAGGGCGGAAGCCCGGCAAGCGTGCCATCGTCCGAGCCCAGGTACAGCAGCAGGCTGGTGAAGTCGGATAGCGGCACGCCCGCCGCGAGAGCGCGCTCCGCGATCTGCTGCCAGAAGCGATACCAGTCCTTCGTCGGCAGTGGTGTGCCGAACCGGTCGACCTCAAATAGCCGATGTCCTGGCCGCGGAATGCCTAGGTCAGCCATCAAGGCACCGTCTTGAAGCCGATGGCGACGAAGTTGAATGGCACAGGCGACTGGATGCGCGCGCTGGTCTGCCCGAAGGTCGTCGACATCGCCACCGCGTAACCGGTCGTTGTCGACCCCACGACCGCGCAGCCAGGGATGTCGCCTTGGGATGTCGCTGCGGAGGTGGTCGGGATCACGAACACCCGCGGCGGCTCATCAAACGAGAACGGGTCGGTGCCCAGCTTGAAACTGAAGCTGCCCGCCGCCTGGATCTGGCCGCTCGCTGGCATGCTATCGCTGCCGAACAGGATCACCGCCTTCTTCGCTACCGCGCTGGTGCCGAACCGGAAGAGACCTGACGCACCGTCACCGCTCAGCACGATGTCCGGCGCCGGCGGCGTCGGGATGTTGATCTCCTTCCACAGCAGGCCAGCGCCGTTATTCGAAAGGACCTTATTGGCCTGCCCGGTCGGATCGGGGATCAGCAGGGTCGCCAGCCAGAGAAGGATGGAGCCGTTGTTCGACAGCACCGCGCCGGACTCCAGCGGTGTCGGGATCTGCAGGTCGGCGCCGCCGGGGATCTCGACATCGTCCATCTCGGCGACGAACGTGCCATCCTCGTCGTACTGGCGGACCTTGTAGGCGCCCTCCCCCCAGCAGTCGAGCAGCAGCCGGCCGGCCGCGTCGAGCTGGATCGTGCTGCCGTTCGAAACGCTCAGCTCCGGGTTGGCGTAAACCGCCTTCGGGGCGGTCGTGCCGGCTTCGAAGAAGTCGACCCGGCCGCCAGACGCCGGCGCGGTGCCGTTCAGGTTGTAGAAGACGCGCAGCCGGTCGAGGATGCGGAAGCTGGCCATTGCGGGGGCTCCAAAAGCGAAAGCCCCGCACTTGGCGGGGCTCTGGGGGGCTGGGGTAGGATTGGCGCGCCGGCGCCGTGGGGCGCCCTAGCGGGTGCGGGTCATGGATGGTTGGGGAAAGTTTTTTTCAGGAATTGCTATCGCCGCGGCTGTCAGTGGATGCGACAGGCTCGACCCAAATGCGAAGCCGACCTACGGCGAGACCGGTCTGCCCAAAAACTGTCGCGCAATAGTGCAAGCCAACGTCGACTCATATCGAAAAAAGGAGTTTTCCGCCGACGAGGTGATGAACTCGCTCGAAAGGAATTGCGGAGCCAATGGGTACAGCTGGGGGGAATGAGCTATGGACCAATTCGTAACCGAACATCCGTGGATTGCAGGACTGATGCTGAAACCGGTGCTCGGAATCTTGCTGTTGCTGTTCTTCTGGGGAAGCGCGCGCGTTTTGGCGATCGTTCTTTGGTACGCGCTTCCGGCCGGCCGCATCAAAAACCGGCTATTCGTTCGCGTTCGCGCTGACGGCGCCCACGTAGTTGCCCGCCCGGGTCAGCGCAGCCTGGAGAGCGCGCCGATCATTGGGTGGGAGCCTCGTAAGGATTGACTTCGCCTGCTTCGGATTCATCAGAACCTCGGCGAGCTTGCTCTCCAGGCGCTGCTGGCCCGCTTCGCGCAGATACTCGGAGGCAGCGCCGAACAGCGGGATGCGCGATGCAACGCGACCCGTTACTCCCTTCGTGAGTCGCTCATTACCCAGCAATCGCTCAGCGGTCTGCGAGTTCCCGCCGCTGCCGGCGCTGGCTGCGAAAGCGCGGCGCTGCAGATCATCTTGAATGCCCGCGATTGAGGCTTCATCCGCAGGCTGAAGGTATCGATCCGCTTCTGCCTTCTTGAACCCTGTCGCCTTCGCCGCAACGCGATCCATATCTCGCGTCGCCTTCGAAAACTGCGCAGGCGTAAGAACGATGTTTCCAGAGACGGCATCGGGGACCGCCCCGCCTTTTTCCAGCAATTCACGCCCGATCTGCATTCGACCAATCGGTATCGACCCCTTGCGGAAGGCGTCGAGATACTGACCAAACTCCGGCGAAGCCGCGATCATGACGTCGTCGAGTGACTCCTTCACGCCCATCAATTCACGCGAACCAGCCAGCGCCGCTGCCGATTCTCCGCCGTATTTGCCGGCGAGCATGTCGTCTATAGTTTTGCGCACGTTGTACAGAACGCTCAGACGATCTTCGGCAACAGTGCCCTGGCCGCCGGGTGCAGCCCGCTTGAGCAAAGAAGCTACGCGAGCCAATCCTTCCTGCACCGCTGGGCGACCTTCCGCGCCACGGGCTGCGTCTTTTAGGGTCTTCACCGCTGCATTGATGTCGACGCCGGTGACTTGCAGGGCTTGGTCAAGCAGCGGCTTCGCCGCGGCGCTCCGTTGCCTTTTCGCCGATTCGATGGCTGCACGATCTCCAGCAAACTGCTGGATCACGGACACGCGCGCGTCGTTGTTCGCCCGATCCAGGTCGCCCCAAGTTCCCCCCTTACTCCGCAAGAGTCGCTCAAGACGCGCTATACCAGGATCTAGGGTTTCCTCGGCTAGCGTCCGCTGCACGCCGGGGATCGGCGACGGCTGCCCAGACAGGAGCAGCCCGGGATTAGCCGCCTCCTGACGTAGAACTTGAGCGACACGCTGCTCGATATTGGCGACGGTCGGTGCGAGGAGATTTCGCGTCCCTTGGTAGGCCGCAGACGCCGCAGCGCCGATGCCCTTGCCAAGTGTCGCGCCAGCGCCGCCGGCCAAGCCGCCAATCAGTGTGTCGACGCCGCGGCTGTCGTCGCTGGCGACAGGCTGCAGGGCGCCAAGCACGAGGCCCTGGGCAGCAGACCCTTTAATGGTCGCGGGCATCAGCGCGCGCGCAGCCCCCAATAGCAAGCCATTGACGCCGCTTGACGCGGCGCCGGGGCCAGCCGCAGCCACGCGCAGTCCGCTTGCGGGGAGAAGCACCTGGCTTAGCAGGCCCAGCGCATTGCCAGTGAAGCCTCCGCCGGTTCCTCGCAGGCTCTCGTCGTTGCGCTTCTTCTCGTCGATCTCGGCCTGAACGCCCTTACGATAGGACTGTGCGGCGTTGTCCGCACCCTGGATTAGACGTTTGGCCGGTTCGATAGCGCCGACCTGTTCTTGGAGTTCGCGCAGGGCACCGGTGTGCCGCGCCGCGTTGTTGACGAGCAGCTGGCGCGCTGAGTTCTTGAGATCGACGTAGCTGGAACCGAACCCCGCAGCGACGTTGTCGAGAAACGATTCGCCGTCCGCGGGATTGATGTTCGGATTGATACCGGCTGCAGCATAGCGATCGACGCTGGGGCTGGCATGGTCGGTGGACGACACGCCAGCGTGAACGTCGCTGAAGTCGGCAGCAGGCTGCTGGTAGCGCGTCCAAGGGCCTTCTGCCGGCGTGTCAGTCGGCGCTGATACTGCTGCGGCAGCGGCCGCCTGCTGGTACTTCTCCCACGGGCCTGCCATCAGATGCGCTCCCAGGCATTAGGGTCGGCAGGATTGCCGCCCTTGAAGCGGTAGCCACCCTCCACTGCGCCAACAGCCGGTCCCTGGCCGCTGGTACCGCCAGATGAGTTCTGCGACGCGTATTTCAGGTTAAGGCGCCGGATCTGCTTCGCTGCTGCTAGGCGCTGTTCTCGCGGCAGGTTTGGGTTGGCCAGGTCGCCGGCCATCTGCTTGTACATCTCGACATCAGCGTTGGACTGCGGACCCTCCATGCGCGGCTGCTTTGAGGTGAGCTGGCCAGCGATCGTGCGCAACGCAGCCGTCGCCTTTGCTCCCTCAGTCGCGTGGCCTGCGGCGCCGGCAATTTGATCGATCAGCGCCCCGGCGGATCCACCGGTAGCCTGTGGGATCAGGCGCTCGGCCTCATCGAGCAACATCAGCACCTGTTGTGCGTCGCGCGCGCGGGTGCCCCGCTGCGCGGAGACCTCGGCCTGCGTCTTGGCGCCGGCCTTGGCGCCCTCGACCGCGGCCGCCCGATCGGCCTCCAAACCGGTCATACGGGTGTATGCGCCCATTTCGGCGTTTATCTTGGCCTGCTCCTGGGCGGTGGTGGTGAGCGCGGCCTGCTCCTCGGGCGAGCGGCTGACGCCCAGCGCGGGACTGGCGGCAGGCCGAGGCGCCGGCGCGGCGAATTGCTGCGGGCTCACGTTTCGGGTCTGGCCGTCCAACTGCGAGCCCATCCAGGCATCGATTTGCTCGGCGGGGTAGCCGGCCTGCTGCATGAGCGCGGCCATGTTGGCCATGCGCTGCTGCAGTTCCTGCGGAACACCGTCGAGGGCGACGCTGGTATTCCCGCCAGCACGCGCCGGCGCCAGAGCAATGCCAGAGCCGCTGGTAGGCGGCACGGAAGCGGCTCCAGCGCCGCTTCCAAGCGGCACGAAGTCGCCGGCCGCGTCGTCGTAGACCTCCATCACCATTGTCGCGGGGTTCTGCCTTGTCGCGCGCGTGCGGCCGTCAGCGCCAACGATAGTCCCGAACTTGACCGCGCCGGTGACCGCGCGCGGGTCGAGCCCGGCGTTGACGCGCTGCGCCTTCAGCCGGTCCTCGGGGGTGAAGCCCTCGGTCATCGCGTTGAAGGTTCGCATCTCGTTGGTCGGGGCGCCGCTCGCGCCCATCGTCTGCGCCATGATCTGATCGACCACCGGCATGATCGACGATTTGTCCCAGTCCCGCGGGATGTCGGGGAAGCGCATGCGCACGCCGGACGAGTTCGCGAACTGGCGATAGAGATTCGCGGCCGAGGCTTCCTGGCCGGCGCCCATGAGCCGCTTGATGCTGCTGGCGACGTTGTAGACCTGGGTGCCGATGCGGTCGGCGCCCTTTTCGTAGGCCTGGGCGGCCTGCGGGTCGATGGCGTAGGCCTGGGCAGTCGCGCCGGCGTCGCCGCTGAGCACCTGCGGCGCGAGGCCGCGCAGGCGCTGCTGATCGCCCTGCGCGCGCCCCTCCTCGTAGCCCTTGCGGATGTAGTCGTTGAGGCCGAGCAGATTCGTGGCCATCAGTAGCCCCCCAGGTTGAAGCCGGTGCTGTTGCGGCGGCCGAGCCAGTTGCCGACCGCGTTGCCGGCGACACCGACGAGCTGCGACATGGTGTCGCCCTGCTGCTGGTAGGCCGACCCGCGCGCGTTGCCGCTGTTCACCAGCAGATTCCCGACGTTGTTGGCCGCGTTCTGACCGAACGCGCCCAGGCTCTGCGCGGACTGCTGGCCCTGGCCGGCCTGCCCGGCGAGCTTGTTCCAGTAGTTGTTCGCGTACTGGGTGGCCAGGCCCTGGCCCAGCGCGATACGGTCGGCGTCGCCGCCGCCGGACCAAAGCGCGCCGTTGCGCGCCAGGCCGCGGTTGAGGCCCTTGAACCCCTGGTCGACGGCGAACTTGTAGTCGGCCGAGTTATCGAAGCCGCTGGTATCGCCGTTGAGAAATGCGTTCTGTCGCGCGAGCGCGTTGCGGCCAGTTTCCAGCCACGGCATCTGATCCTGGCGATTCTGATCGTACTGCCGTCGCGATTCGGCGATGGCGGCATCGTTCGCGGCCGTCTGCGCGCCCGCGGCCTTCTTACTGGCGCGGTTCTGCGAGTAGGCGCTGATGGCCGCACCGGCCAGTCCCACTGCTGCTGCGGGCATGTTCAGTTCTCCGATTCTTCGAGCCCCGCGAAGATCGCGAAGCGGTCCCAGGCCCAGCGGCCTTTCGCCGGCTGACCCAGTTGGTTGCAGGTGTCGAGGTAGGCGCGATAAGCCGCGACGGCGTCGGCCGCCCCGTGCGTGATCCAGGTGTCGAGCGGCAGCCGGAGGTGGTCGACGTCGACCGCGCCGGCGGCGCGCGGCCAGGACGCCGGCCGCGTGAACTGATGCTGGAAGCCGCCCCACTCGGCCAGGCGCCGCGCGTGCGGAAGATCCGCAGGGACGCGCGTCACGAGCTCGATGGCGTCGCGCGCGCAAAACAGGTAGCGCAGCATCTGCGCCGCCGCCACCCGCACGCCGCGCGACTTCGGCAGGAACAGGGTGTGCAGCTCGTACAGGCCCGGGGCGAGCCGATGCGCGAGCCAGCCACCGGTGTCGAACTCGATCCCGATGCATTCCGGCCACGCCGCCGCAAGCGAGATCGGCCCGTCGCCGGCGCGCGAAACGGACGGGAAGACGCGCGGATGGTTGGCGATCGACTCCAGGAACTCAGGGCCGGTCGCGATCCTCACGAGTCGGCCACCCCGGCCTGCCAGGAGGCTGCGATCACGTCGCGCTTGCCGGGGCTGCTCACGCGGATTTCCCAGACTCGAGTCTCGGCCATACCGAGTTGCGTCACCTCGACGGTCTGCCGGTACTGGCCAGCCGCGCCGATCGACTCGATGGCCGGATACGACCAGTTGTGGCCGCCGTCGTCGCTGTAGCTGATCGCACAGGAATGGTCGGACAGGCCCACAGGGATACGGCCGACGTCGAACACGACCTTGAAGCCGTCGACGATGATCGGATTGCCGTCCGCGTGCGCCACCGGCGTGCGCCGGATCGAGGTCAGCGGCTGCCCATCCTCGGTCATCTCGTCCCAGTCGAGCAGGTAAACCTTGCCGTTCTGCATGTCGCCGCCGTACCAGCGCCGGCGCCAACGCGTCAGCGTGCTCAGGCGCCAACGCGACATGCCGTGCGACTCGCGCCGGTGCCACTCCTGCGACAGCACGTCGTAGCCCCAGGTGTTGCCGTCCGGGAAGGTCAGGTAGAAGACCTTGTGGCCGCGGTCTTCGAACGTGGTCGCGAAGGCGTTGTTCCAGTTCAGCCCGGAGATGGCCTGTTCGATCGCCGCGGTGCTGATGCGCACCGGCGACGTGCCCTGGAGCCGGTAGACGTTGCCGTCGTCGCCAAGCCAGTACGCCGAGTTATCGAGCTGCGCGCGCGCATACGGCGATGCGCATCCGATGTTCTGCGAAAGGTTCGAAACGCGCTGGAACGTGCCGGTGGTCGCGCCGGTGTTCTGGAAGAACTCCAGCGTGCGCTCGCCCCACACGGCAACCAGGTCGCCCAGCGCCATCAGCGAGACGATCTTGTCCGGCGCGGCCTCGGCGTCCGCGCGGTCCAGGCTGTTGTACTGAGTCGCCTGGGTCAGGTCGCTTGTGAACCAGAACCGGCCGAACGGGTCGACGCCGAGGATGTAACCGTCGATGAAGTCGACGATGTAGGAGCCCGGGAAAGCCTCGTCGGTGATCTGGACCAGCGTGCTGGTCGTGGTGTTGAAGACGTAGCCGGATTGACCGTTGACGAGCACGATTTCGTTGCCGTTCTCGATCTGGTTGTGCGCGATCGAGACGCGGTTGACGCCCGGAATGCTGCCCAGCGAAGTCGAGGTGCCGTCCGGGTTGATGCGGTAAAGAGTCGTACCGGCGACGACCAGGAACAGGCCCTCGGCGTCATGAGAGCCGCGCACCGGCTTGTTCTGCGTGGTGGCGAACTGCCGGAAGCCAGGCGCGCTGCGCATGATCGCGTCGGAGCGCGCGCCGGGCCGCTCGGCCTGCAGCGGCAGCCAGTTGACCGCGTCCTGGCAGGTCCACGGCTTGGTGTCGTCGGAATAGGCGCCGCCGACGATCTGGAGCGGTCGCCACTTCATCCGGTGAAGCCCTCGCGCCAGTCGCCGCGGCCGTAGCGCTGGCCTTCGCCGGACGGCAGGTCTTCGTAGCTGACGCGAACGAACACGTTGGCCAGCACCTGCGCGTGCAGCGTGGCGAGCGTGTCGCGCGCCAGCCCCACCAGGTCGGGCTGCAGCGGGACGCCGAAGCGCTGGCGCAGCCGAAGTGCGAGGTTGTAGCCGATGGCGCCCTCAGCCTCCGGCGGCGCTGGCAGTTCGTCGGTGGGCTCTACGACCGCGGACCAGCCGACCGAGACGCCCTCGACTTCCCACGCCGCCATCATCAGGTTCAGCGCGCGAATCGCGTCGCGCGCGTTCTCGGGCTTTACCGGCTGCCGCGGATCCTGCACGCGCAGGTGCGACAGCGCGTCGCGGATGATGTCGGCGACGGCGGTCATTTACTTGGCCTTGGTCTTGGCGGCCTTCGGCGGACGGCCGCGCTTGGGCGCCTCGGGCTTACTGGCGGTCACCGGCGCCGTAGCGGCGTCGGCCGGCGCGTCGAGCGGGGTATCGCCCTTGGCCGTCTCGCCGGACTTCGGCGAATCGGCCGGCGGCGTCGGCGGCGCCGCCGGCTTCGATTCTTTCGCCTTCGGCTGATCGCCCAGGCGCTGATAGCCGTCCTTCCGGCGCGCAGCCTCCTCGGCCTCGTCGTTCACGATCACCGGATCGGCCGCGGCGTCGCCGGCCGGATACAGCATGCGGGGGTAGCTCTGCTTCATGGTCTGGACTCCTGGGCCCCAAAAGAACGAGGCGCCCGAAGGCGCCTCGAATCGCCACTGACGCGGCGGCTTTACTGGGTGACGCGCGCGGCGTGATCGGTGCGCACGCCGCTTTCGCCGTAGAGCACATCGATACGGGTGTGCTCCTTGTCCTGGTAGCCGTCGCCGAAGGTCATCACGCGGACGCTGATGCCGTTGATCGTGGCGGTGTAGCCCTCGCACGACGCCAGAACCGGCAGCGGCGCGAAGGCGACCGCGAACGCATCCTTGTGGAACGCGAGGTTCTGGGCCTTCGACTGGCTGGCGGTGCCGAAGATGGTCACCGCGGCGCCGTCTGCGGGGAGAGCCGTCACGTTGCCGCGCTGGCTGGTGGTGTTCTGCACGATCGCCGGCGAGATGGCGATGTTGCCCGCGCCGCCGGCGAAGTCGGCCGTGACGACGAACGCTCGCGGCCGGCCGATGTCCTCGCCGGTGAGCGGGTTCACCGCGTTCACGCCGGCGATGGTGATCACCGAGCCCTTGGTGACCGCGCCGGTACCGGTGTCGACCGCCAGCAGCGCACCAGTCTGGGCGGCACCGTTGGTGACGTAGCCCGTGCCGGCGCCGTTGGTGTGAACCGGGATCGACTGCTGCGTGTAGAACTGCAGGTTCGCGAACATGCCGACCGCGTTCTTGTCGAACTCGGCCTCCAGCTCCTGCTTGCTGTGGAACAACGTCGCGTTGGCCTCGGCCAGCGCGTCGTTGGCATCGGAGGTGAAGTGGATGCTGCGGTTGTCGGTCGGCGCCAGGAAGCGGTCGAGGGTGGAGCTGGCGTTGCGATAGGTCGTGCGCGTGGCCGGGATGGTGCCCCAGGTTCCGACGACGTTCGGGGTCTGGTTCTTCATCCGGGTGAGCAGGTCCGCGTTGACCACGGCGCCCAGCGAGTTCATCGCCGGCCGCAGGAAGCGCTCGCGGAAGTCCGAGAGATCCAGGGTCTTTTCCTTCGCGCCGAAGGTCAGCGCGACATGCTTCTGGGTGTCCAGGGTCAGCGCGACCTCGGTTTCCTGGGCGAGCGGCGCGCTGCCGCCGTTGGCGAACACGGAGCCGTCGAACACGACCGGAACCGGGGGGACCTTGATACGGACCGTATCGCCCTTCTTGTAGCCGTTGACCTCTTCGCCGAACTCGACCTTGCGGTCGGTGTTGACGTTCTTCACGACGGGGTTTTCTTGGACCAGCATGAGCGCAGCTTCGCGCGCGATCATCTGGTGGGTGAGAGCCTGTCCCATGGTGGGTTTCCTCTGATTCGGTAGTCGGGAGCCCTTAGCGCTTCCGGCGGCGCTCGAGTTCGCGCTTCGCCCACTGGTCGTCGGTCAGCTTTTCCGAAGGGGTATCCGTCGGAGAGCGGCCGCCGAGCGTGGGCGCCGGGGGCGGGGCGTTGGTGAGTTGCTTGGCGGGCGCCGCGGCAGCGACCGGCGGCGTCTGGGGCGCGCTGGGCTGCGCGGGCGCGGCCGCCGCGGCGGCGTTCTGGGGCTGCTGCGGCGCGGCAGCGTTGGCGCCGGTCAGGCGCTTGGCGAGGCGGTCGACAGCGGCGGCCGCGAGGTGCGGCGGTAGGCTGGCGATGGACCAGGCCTCGTCATCGTTCTTGCCGAGGAAATAGGCGATCTCCGGACCCTTCTCGTGGGTCTTGATCGCGAGCTGCAACTGCTCCGACAGCTCGTAGGGGATGCTGTAGACGACCTCGTCGTAGTCGGGATGCTGCTCGGCGAACTCGTTCGCCCGCGCCTGATAGGCGGATTCGGTCTTGACGGCCGATTCGTTGGCCTGGCGCTGCTGCTGCTCGCTCTGGCTCGACGCGAGCGCTTCACGGACGCCGTGCTGCACCTGCTCCTTCAGCCACCGCTCGTGGTCGAAGTCGCATTCCTCCAGCGTCGGCGGCGCCTTGGCCGGCTGCTGCTGGGATCCCTGCGCAGGGCGCTGGGTCGGCTGCTGCTGGCCGCCACCGGCGAGCTGGCGGCGGTACTCGGCGTTTTCCTGCTGCAGGCGCTCGATGTAGCTGCGCGTGCGGTTCTTGTGTTCCTTCGCGGCTGCCTCGCTCTTTGCGGCTTCCGCTTCGGTGGCCTGCTGCTGCGCCTCGGTCGCGGCCGCGGCCTGCTGGGCTGCCTCCGCGTCGTTGCGCGGCGCGCGTGCCGGCGCGGCTGGCTGCTGGGTGGGCTGCTGGGGCTGCGCGGCCAATGCTTCGCCGCCACCGCTCTGCGCGGTGCTGGTGTTGTCGCTCATTGCGTCCTCGGGGGATCGGCCGAACCGGGCCGTAGCGGACGGGCTCAGCCCGTGAATTCGGGGGCCCCAGATGCGGCGAAGCCCGCTTGCGCGGGCTCCGGTTCGTCCAGGGTGAATGCTTGGTCGGGTGGTAGGCCCATGGCCTGGCCGATCCGGCCGGCGCGGGTCAGCCCCACGATCTGGCTGGCTGCGACCTCAGACATGGTCTTCGCGTAGTCGGCCTCGGCCAGCGGCTGCACGGTCGGGGTCTCGGCCTCGGTTTTGGCGGCGTTGGCGTTCGACTGCCGCGCGGCGGCGCGCGCCTTGTCGGCGTCGGCGATCATCTTGTCGACAGTGGCCTGCAGTCGCGGATCCGGCGGTGGCGCCGGGGGCGGCTCCTCGCCCTCACGCGGCGGCATGATGCCCTGCTCCACCAGCGTCTTGCGCAGTGCGTTCTCGACCTCATCGCTGCCCGGCAGGTCCAGGTTCTTGATGACCTGGTAAGCGACCAGTGGCGCGATCGCGGGGAAGCTGCTGCCGAGCTGGCCAGCGAGCTGGGTGAAGGCCTCGACGGCCTCCATGCGCTGCGTGGCGTAGCTCGGGCCGACCGTCACCGCGACGTCGTACTTGCCCTTGCTGATGTCGTTCAGCGTGATCTGCTGGCCGGACTCAGGGTCTTCGACGGTCTGATACAGCTGCCGCCACTTCTCGCCGCCGTCGTCGCCGAGCACGCGCACCACGCGCGGGGTGTCGTAGACCCGCGGGATCATGTCGACCAAGATCTGGTACTCGTAGCGGATCGAGCGCACGAGGTTGTCGATGTAGTTGAAGGTAGCGGTCGCACCCTGCTGCTTGCGCGAGTTTATCGCAATGCCGCTGGTCTCGTTGGATCGCGCACCGAGGCTGGCATCGTACTGCCCCGTCGCCGCCTTCATGTCGTCGTTGTCCATGCCGGCCAGTTGGATCAACGCGGCAGGCACCTCGGCCTGACGCGTGCGCTGGGGCGCAGGCAGCCCATCGACGTTCTTGTAGAGCAGATAGGGTCGGTCCTCAGCGTTGGCGGCATTCCACATCGACTCCAGGCCAGCGATCTGCTCAGGCGTGGCGATGAAGGGAGCCTTCGGGGCCTTGGCGACTGCTTCGACGGCCGCGGTCCGGTGCACGTTGTGCAGGCGCTGACCGTCCTTCGCATAGCGGACCATGCCGCTGAAGTAGTCGTCCCCATCGATGTTCTGGATGTTGCCCCAGCACACGATGATCGGGATGAACTTCGATGGGAACTCGTAGGGCTCCGACAGCCATTCGTGGCCATTGGTCAGCCGCATGTAGACCTTGTGCGAATTCACCACGCGGCGGCGCATGATCTGGATGCCCAGGCGCCCCGCGGTGGCGTCGTCGAGCTTGGCGTCATCGGAAAACACGACCTCCAACTGGCCGGTCGGGCCCTTGATCGCCAACAGCTCGCGCTTCATCGGCTTCTTGTACCAGTACTCGGCGCGCTGGATGAGGTCGCGGTCGCGCCAATCGGCGCAGGCCGCGTCCTGGTCGAAGTCCGACACGCTGGCGCCTGGGTGTTCGCGCTCGAACTGCGCCTTGGCGATCCGGTCAAGCACGAAGCACCATTCGGCGTCGCGGCGATCGATCTTGTTTGCCGCCGGCTGGAAGAACACAGAAAACGGGTTGCAGATCGGCTCGATGATGATGTCGAGGTCGAAGTCGTCGTCGTTGGCGTAGTCGGTGCAGATGCGCCAAGCGCCGAAACCACCCTGAACCGCCGGTTCGAAAGCGATGTCATGCGCGGTGTCGGCGTCGCTGGTCGCCTCGATGTTGCGGCAAATGCCCTGCATTAACTCGGCCAGGCCGCGGTCCGATTCCTCGACACCGCGCACCTTGCCCTGCGGCCGCGTCTGTCGCATCTCGTTGATCACCTGCTGCGTGTGCATCCGCAGCTTGGGGAACTCGTAGGTCGGCCGGTTGCCGCGGCGCTTCTTGAGCTTGTCGTCCCACTGGTGGCCAGGCACGACCACAAACTTGATATCGGCCAGGCATTCATCGAACTTCGGCTGCCAGTACTCCTTCGCCTTCTTGAACCGGTCGCGCATCTCGTCGATGCCGTCCGTGTCCTTTCGGCGTGTGGCCTTCGCGGTGTCGTTCATCAGTAATAGTCCACCGGGCAGTCAGCGATGTCGGGGATCGCGACGCGAGTGGCCACAGCCACGGGTTCGGCGAAGGTGAGCGCGACGGCGTCCCAGCCGTCCGGGCTCTTCACGCCACGGCGGCGCATGTCTTCCTTTCGTTCGATCAGGACGCGCGAGTTGCTGTCGTACTTGTAGCCAGGCCCGCAGGCATCTCCCTGCAGCGCGTCGTCGTCGGGGATGTCAGCTCCGCCTTCCTGGTCGAGCCAGTCGCGTGACGCCATCCACATCTCCGCGCGGCGATTGGCCGGGCCGCCGCCGATCTCTCGGCCGTGCTCGTCGAACTTGGGCGGCTCCAGCGGCGCGCTCCCGAAGTTAACTGCGCGCACGATGTCGCCGTAACCCATCTCGACCAGCCGGTCGTATACGCCGGCGCCGAGCCCGCCCACGTCGATGAAGACGCGGGCCGGCTTCTCGGTGTCAATCACCTGCTTGACCCAGCCGGCGCCCTCCATCGTGGAGAGCTTTTCCCGGCGATCGACCTTGATGACCTTCCGGCCACGTCGGCGCGCCATCGCGGAACCGTCCTCGCCGAACCGCGCCGGGTCGAAGCCGATCACCAGTGGGCCCGAGGGCTCCAGGTTCGCCGCGCGCGCTGTGGCCGCCTTGTCCGGCTTGATGAAGCTGTCGTGGCCCGACATCTGGAAGGCCTCGGCCGCGGTCGCCGGGTACTCCTGCTTGAACAGCGTCGCGTCTTTCAGCTCTGCGATCTTGTTGCGCCGCCAGGCGATTTGCTCGTCGTCCAGGCCATAGTTGGCGGCGTACTGCGTTTCCTCGTCGGACTTGACGAAGGCATCCGGCACCGGCTTGCGATACTCGTCCTGCCAGAACCAGGGCACGAAGATAGCGATGAAATCGCCGATGCCGCGCTCGGCGTCAGTCCACTTCTGATGGAACAGGTTGCCGATGCCGTTCGCCGTCGACTCCAGGATCACCTCTGTATCTGGCTCGTCCGGCACCGCCTGAAGCACGCCGGCGGCGTGCGTGTCAGCGTGTGGCCAGAACGCAACCTCGGAGCCGTGGAACAACTGGATGGTGCTCGACCGGCCGACACCCTTGGTCCCGGCAGTGCCGACCTTGTAGCCGCTGTCGAGCTGATCGAAGAACAGCTCCTTGGCGTTCGCCGCGCCTGTACTTGGGCGCACGCCGTCCGGGCAGTTCTCGTGGTAGCGATTCACCATCTCGAACAGGTTCTGCGTGGCCGCATCCTCGTGGGTGAGGATGAAGGTGCGGATGCCCGTCGCGAGGGTTGTTTTGCGGTAGAACCGGGCGCCGACATAGGTCGAACAGCCCTGCTGGCGCCCTTTGAGGATCAGCGCGCGAACGCGACCGATTCTCGCGCGCTGCTCTTCCAGACGCTCGTGGATGAAGGCCTGGGCGCGGTTGAACCGGAACGCCTGGGTCTTGCCCGACTTGGCGCGGATTCGCAGGCATTCCTTTGCGAAATTGGCCAGGTCCGGCTCGACGCGGAGGACGCGCCGCTCCTTCTCCTCAAGCAGAGCGTGCAATTCGCGGCGCTCGTCGTCGGTCGCGGCGTCGAACATCACGCGGTCACCTGCAAGAAGGCTGGGCCGCCCGTCGTGAACTCGTCGCCGAAGAACGGCCCCGGCAGCGTGAGCACCCGGAACAACTGGGTGTAAATCTCGCCGCTGTCGAATGTCACCGTGCACTTGATCGAGGTTTCGCCGCGGTAGGCGGCCTGGATCATGACCCTCGCCTCGCGACCATCGATGGCCGGGTTGGCCATCGACACCGCCAGCACCGGCTGCATGCGCCATTCGGCCTTCACGATCGTGCGACCCTTGGCGACGGCGCCGTTGAAATTGGCGACCAGGCACCGCTTCTCGGTCGGGTAGAGACGCGTGTCGTGGATGCGGGATCGGTCGTGTGCCGAGACGTAGCAGCGCGAGACGCGTCCAAGCTCCTCGCAGGTTTCAGCGGGCGCTGCGTCTACTTCGACCAGCATCGAGAAGGTCTCGATGCGGGACAACTCGCTACCAAAGCCAGCGGTGTAAACCACCTGACCGTATGACCCTGAAACCGGGTTCGGGACGAACTCTGTCGCGTCGTCTGGAATTTGGTTGGTGACGATGACTGCTGGGTCAGACCCTGCGTAGAGCTCGAAGAAGCTGGGGGCCTCACTCAACTGCCGTCGCACGCTGTTGTAGGACTGAATCGTGATGCGGACAGGGCGCGGTTGCTCGTCATCGAACAGGATCGTCCAGGAAGGTCCTTCGTCCTCAGTGGCTACGACATTCGAACCCTGTAACTGCGGGCTGCCACCCAACTGCTGGAACGAGAACGCTACGCCGGCGTCGGCGATGGGCCGAAAAGTCGTCATCGCGGCTTCCTCTTTGGCTTCTCGTCGGCTCCGAACTTCGCCAGCAGTTCAGCGATGCGAGCATCGATCTCGTTGTCGGTCTTGGCGCCGATCTCACCGCTGTGCTCGAGCTGGACCTTGTCGCCATACCGCTGCGGGAACCATTTGGCGAGGAGCTTGATGTCGGTTTCGATGATGAGCTTGTCGCGCTGCACGTCGCCGGAGGAGTCGCCCCCATCCACAGTGGTCTTGCCACGAGCAGTGAGGCGGGTGCGCTCGGCGATGGCGTCGAAGCCAAGGATTCGGGCCTCGCGCATGTCCTTGTCAAAGGCCCGGTTCGCCGCCTTCCAGTCGCTGATCGTCCGAACGGCTGGCATGTGGTCGCTGCGGCAGATCTCGGCCAGGGTCTCGCCGTTGCTGATCCGCTTGATGATCTCTGCGGCTAGCTCGGCGGTGTACTTGGTCGCGCGCATGGTTATTGGCCTCGATCCGCCGTCACCTGGGCTTGGAGCCCGCGGACGGTGGCGTCGCACTCGGCGGCGACTCGAACAAGATCTGCCGCACCTTCTGCTCGGTCTGCGGCGGCTGCATCAGGCTCGGGGCTACCGGCGCCAGCCGCGGGCACTCGGGCTTCACAGCCGGCCCAACGCTGCTGCAGCCGGAGGTTGCCAGCGCGCAGGTCAGCAGCGACAGCCGCACCTTTCGATTCAGCATCTCGCTTCTCCTGTTCGAACCTGGCCGCGATGGCGCTGGCCTTGTCGGCGCGCTGGCGCTCGACGGCGATGAGGTGGTTGGCGTTGTCGCGCTCGGCCTCGGCGAGGCGCTGGGCAGCCTGGGCGATGTCCTGGGCGCGCTCAGCCTTCGCCAGCGACCCGCGCTGCCACAGCGCCAGGACTGCCATGGCCACGAGTGCCGCCAGCAGAACGCGCGCCAGGATCGTCACGTCACTCGCCCGGATGGTCCACGCGCTGGCGGACCCAGGAGCAGAACAGCCCGAAGGCCGCGGTGCCCCAGAGAATCCGCTCCATGCTCGCCGGGACCGGGCCCAGCGCCAGCAGGCTCGTGTAGAGCGTCGGCAGCGCAGCCACGAAGCCCCAGACGTAGGTCGTGTACTTCTTGGCCATGACTTTCGCGCCTTCGACGCCCTGCGGCTTCAGGCTGGTCAGCGGCTGCGGCGGCTTCTTGGGGCCACCACCGATGATGATGATCTCTTCCTCGGACATCACTTCTTCTCCGGCTCGGCCCTGGGCTTCAGGACGCCAGTGTTGATGTAGGCGCGGATGGCGTTCTCGCCGTCGCGGCGCTCGCGCAACTGGGATCGGATCTCGGCGCGATCGCTGACCATCCACAGGCCGCCGACGAACCCTGCCGCTAGCATCGCCAGGCAGCACGTAGCCGCGAGCCAGACGCCGATGCCGCCGGCGTTGACGTTGATCGTCGCGTTGCTGCCGTTGCCCCGGTCCAGGCGGCTCAAGGCCACCTCCAGACGCTCCATGCCCACGCGGAACTCCCGGGCCAGTTCCAGCTCCTCGCTCATCGGCGGTAGGGCTCCGTAAAGACCGGCACGTCCATCTTCAGCGCGATCTGGTAGACGATGTTTCGCAGGCCGTGGATCTCGTCCTTGACCTCCTGCATCGCACCGGACTTCAGCAGGTTCTCGGCGCAGTACAGCTTGTGCTTGTTGTGGTCCTGCCAGAGCAGCCACACCCAGCCGATCAGGCCGGCCATGACCATCGTCAGGACCGGCACCACGATGGCGAGTAGGCGGACGATCACGTCCATCGAGTCGTTCACGACAGAAACACCTCTCGCTCGTCTTGGCGACGATTCGTCAGGCCACGCATGACCCTGCCGTCAGCCTTGTTCCAGCGCAGGAACTCAGCCGCGGCGCCGGCTACGTCGCCAGCGTTGAACTTGCGGAGCAGCGTCGAGCTCGTGAAGGCCTTGACGCCGATGTTGTAGGCCAAGCTGGTCATGGCGCCGAGCTGCTGCTCGGTGGCCTGACGCTTCAGCACCGAAGCCACGCCCTTCTGGAACCGGTCGACGTCGCGCGCGAGGCGGTCGTCAGCCTGTGCCTGCGTCCAGCGGACACCGCGGCTGATGCCCGGCCCAGTGGCGCCGAAACCGATGGTCCACGGATCACCGCCCGTCGCCGGATCCGGATACGCCACGAGCTTGCAGCCCTCCCAGCGCTTGATGAGGGCGACAGCTTGGGCCAGGGCGGACATCGCCGTATCAGCCGTGCTCGGCGAGCTTGTCAGCCAGACGGAAGCCCAGCAGCGGCCACACCTGGCTCACGGCGTTCTGTCGCGCGATCTTTTGGCCGATCTCGGCGTCGAAGTTCGCGAGGCTGACGGCTGCCGAAAGCCCCTCGACGGTGAACCCATTGGCGAGGGTGAGCTGGCATACCGTGGTGCGGCCGTTCGGCAACACGGTGTATGTCTCGCCCACGATGGCGGCTTCGACATCGGCAGGCGTAACGCGCGGCGCGGTCAAGCCCTTGGACTGGATCTCGTTCTCGATCTGCTGGTCAGTCATTTTGGGCTCCAGAAACGGAAAAACCCCAGCGCTTGCGCGCCAGGGCTTGAGGGTCAGTGCTCGATGTTGCCTGATTATTCGGACATTTCGTCCGGACGCAAGCCCTAGGCAGCCTTCGCCGTTGACAAGGCTCCGGCCACCATCGCTTTCGCCTGAGCCAGGAGGTCGTAGTAGGCCGTCCGACTGATGCCGAGGCCGATCCGACGCATCGCGTAGAGCCGGGCATCGATCGCCATGCCCGGGTGGAAGTAGTCGCACCGCAGCACCTTGGCCTGGCGCATGTAGTCTCCCTGCTCCATCTCGCGGACTACGGTTTCGACCTCGTCGGCCTGGGAGCGGATCGGCACCGGGATGAAGCCGCGGGAGTCCGGCACGAAGCCCTTGTGCTCCACCAGCGTCTGGATCATGTTCTGGCCCGGCCAGCCAACGTTGGCGTACTTGCTGCCGCCGTATTCCTCGGCCCAGTTGCGAAGGCGGGATTCGAGTGCGGTTCGGTCGATCATGCTGCCTCGCTTTGGCCGATGAGCCTGTTTTGGTAGGCCAGGAGTTCGTCGTCTTGGCCGAAGGTTTCGCGGAATCGCTTGGGTTGTAGGGCGTAGCTGGGGCCGTAGGCGAGCTCGCACAGGTCGCGGGTGCTGAAGCCCGGATCGCCGCGGTGGTGCCAGGAACAGAGCCCGATGGTGAAGTCGTGCCCACGCCGCTTCTGGCCGTGGCGACCGCCGACGGTGAGGTGGTGAATCTCTGGGTAGGTCTCTAGGCCGTAGATCAGGCAGGCCACGCAGCCGCACTCCCGAATCATCTCGAAGCGCTCGACCTGAGCCTTGGTCGGTGCGCCGGTTGATCGGCCTCGCTTCACTTCTTGCCGCCTCTCCGCTTGTCAAGAAATCTGCCAAGTCGAAGGCCGCCAAGCCAGAATCCGAATAGCAGCGACGCCACGCTAACTGGCGACAGCAGGACGGCGATAAGCACAGCCTTTGATTCACTCATGGCCTTCTCCAGTTCTGCACCAGCGCCGTAGCCTCGTCCTCGCTGCACACGGCGAACATGGGCTCGCCTCGCCAGTCGCGGTTGAAGGCCTGCTGGTTGGGGTTGAGGCCGGCGCGGCCGTAGGCGGTCTCGGGGTTCTTGATCTCGACCAGGCGATTGAGCCCGATGCAGCCCACGACCAGGTCAGGGAAGCCGGCGACGCCGGCGTGCGGCAGCTCGACAACGCTGCAGCCCAGCGCTTCGAAGTGCCGCGCGATCCTCGCGTGGTTGGCGTCCTTGCGGGCCTTGGGCCGCATCACTGCTTGGCCGCCTCGCGTCGCCGCTCATGGGCATCCGAGAACCGCTCGTGAGCCTGACGCAGGAGCGCATAGCCGCGTTGCTGCAGGTCGCGGTGTGCCGCAAGCTCCTCAGCCGTCGCGAATGGCCAATTCGGCGGCAGCTGTCGTTGTTCGCGCTCAGCCATCGATCTCTCCTCGTGCCGCTCGTTTAAATGTCCCGCCCCAGAACGGTCCCGCGCGCCTGCAACGCAGCCTCAGCGCGTAGCGCTCGGTCTTTCCAGTCGAGCAAGTCCTCGCGCGCGCCCTCGTAGGCGTCGCGCCAGGACCGGCTCGCGGCCGGCGTAGCGGCGTTTCCTGACGGCTGCGGACGCTCAGAGCCCCACCAAACATTGGCGAGACGGCTGACGACCTCATCGAGCAGCTTCTTGCGTGCCACCATTTCACTGGGATCGACCGAGGCTAGCTCGATCTCCAGTTCGCCCATCAGGTTCGCGATACGGGTACGGAAGTCAGTCGGATCGCTCATCGGTTGTTGCTCCGGTCGGTGCCGTTCGCGCGCGCGCGATGCCGGCGGATTGGTTAGTGCTCACGCCCTGGCCGATGCAGAGTTCGACGGACCTCGTCGACCCCGATCTGCAAGTGCGCAGCGATTTCGGCGGGGCTGCAGCGCTCCGCATACAGGGCTCTGATCTGGCGGGATCGGCGCTCGCCCAGTGGGAGCTGGCGGACTCGCCAGGGGCTCGGCAGCGGGATCGCGTTCCAGCCCGCGGTCATGACTTGTCGCCTCGGTAGTGGCGCTCGAGCTCGGCTTGGACCTGGGAGAGCGGGATGGCCTCGGGCTGACGTTGCCGAGGCGCCTTAGGCTCAGCCGGGCCACTCGACCCAACCATCCGCCCGATCTCGGCCAAGGCCTTCTTGGCCACCTCGGGGTTGGAGGCCGGGCGAGCCAGCCTGAGCACCGGCATCGGCGAGGGAGGCAGTGCGTCTAGGAAGTCCCGCGGCGCCGGCCAGGTGCGCTGGGTCTGAGCCAGCAGCACGAATGCCTGCCGGATCCGCGCCGTATCGCGCTCCTGGTCCCAGACGCGGCCGGTCGTCAGCGCCTCGAGCCAAGCCCGCACAGTTCCCGGGATGACCTCACCAGCCGGCTGCCGATCGAGGCCCAGGCAGAGCAGCTTCTGAAAACCCGTCAGAATTTCCGTTCCCAGCCAGTCCACGTTTCATCTCCTCGAGTGCTTGGATTGCCTGTCCTGTCTTGCTTTGGGGCGCACGGTTACCTCCCGGTGATCCGGGTGGGCCGCGGTTGGTTCGCGCGTTGGCGGCGGCCTTCATCAGCCATGCCGCGGGGTCCGAAATGTCTTTCGCTTCGGCGTCGGCGAGGATTGCCCCGCACTCGACGTCACCAGCAGCCTTGCGCAGTTGGCCGAGCAGCCCTCGAGCAGGTTTCTCGGGGATGCCCTTGCGGATCAGGAAGGCGAGGCCTGATCCCCAGATCGGGTCAGACGGAGGCCCGTTCGGCGGCGCGTCAGCGCCAGTAGCGTTAGCTACTGGATAGATACTGGTGTCTGGTGCTTGGTGAGCTTTTTTCTGGGTTTCGTTTTCATAACCCAGCGAAAACCCATCGGGTTTCTGAGAAGAACCCACTGGGTTTTCTTTCTTGGGCCTCCCGCCCTTCCTGCCATTCTCTCGAGCTGCATTGATGCGATCCGTCGCCTTGGTCAGCTCAGCCTCGATCCGACCATGAACCCACACGCCTTCTGCGAGTCGGAAGAACTCCTTGAGCACCGAGTCCACTGCAGCGCGCTCGGCCTTGGAGGCGGCGCGCGTGATGCGATAGCGCTGGTCATCCGGGATGCCCTGCTCGGTCGCGTAGTAGCGATCCATCAGCTGGCCGTAGGCGCCGTGCTCGAGCATCGACAGGTGCCCGGTGTCGCGCGCGTAGTCTCCAAGGTGGCGCTCGTAGTAGTTCATCACTCTTCCAGAATTCGCCGGATGGCCTCAAATCCTGCGCGAGCGGCCGCCTCTTTCCTGCTGACCCCGTAGAGCAGCATGTAGATGCGATCAGCCACCTCCTGGCAGCATGCGAAGGGGTTGTTCCAAACGTCCGACCCGCTGAACCGCAGAACGACGATTCCCTGGCCCGTCATCCATCGATCACGGGCTTTGTCCGTGCTGGCCTGCTCTTTCGTCTTTTCGTGGAAGTTGTGGCCATCAAGCTCTACGACTAAGCGCTTGACGTCGCCGGCTTGCGACTTGATCTTGAACAAGAAGTCGGCCCGGTAAGCGCCGAGCGCTGCCTGAGGCTCGAGGATCACCACCGGCGAGTCGGGCAGCCTCAGATGAGGTCGCAACAAGACGAAGGAGGCGTAGAACAGTGCCTCAATTGGGCTCTCGGCCTTCTCCAGCGGGAAGCGACGAATCACCCAATCCTGAATCTTCATTGCCATATCCGTCTCCTGGTGCCCTGGAAGAAAGAACCCCCAACCCGCCAGGTTCGGGCTGTCCGCGCCGGAGCTACCGGCACGTGAGGGGGCTTGTAACGAGGTCACGCCATCCGTCCTAGCGACGGGACAAGGGCCAAAATCAGGCGCATGTGGCCCCCTGAGCTTCTGCAGCCAGGAGGGCAATAGCCTCACGAGCTAGCCGACGCTTGTGCGCCCGCTCCCGACGTCGACGCTCGCGGAGGTGCCTGGACAACTCACGCTGGTCTGCGGGGATCGTCGCTTTGAGCAAGCGGATACGCGCCTCCTGGACGTTGTCCGGGATCAGACGGATCTCTTCGTCGGTCAGGTTGCGGGTCATGCCGGATACCTCAGCTCCAGCAAAAGCTGCAGCTCGTGGATAGCCTTCTCGATGTCCTGACGCCCCTTGCCCGTCGGGCGGGCGTGGCGGGTCAGGCGCTTGATTACGCAGCCCTCTAGAAACCCCAAGGCGTTTGCCTCGATGTACTGGACTGGCTGGATGGCTCGGCCGCGGTAGTGGTCGCCGCCGATCTGGGTGTTGAGCGCGCTCATGCCGCGGCCCCTTGCATTGAGGCGATGTAGCCGATGCGATCGGCTTCGCGAACTCGGTTTTGGGCGACGCGCAGGGCCTTCTGCAGCTCCCGGAACTGGATCACCAGAAGCGTCCCTGTGGCGTTGCAGAAGGCGCGGGTGCGGCGATGCGGGACACCCTGTTCGCGCCACTTGTGAACGCCCTGCTTCGACACGCCGATGCGTGCGCCGATCTCCTGATAGGTCAGGCCAGACAGCTGCACCGACACCAGGAACGCGTCCCGCTCATCGCGGCATAGGCGCAGCACGTCGTCGCTTGCGGGCTTTGCAGACGGGACCGCTTCAATGCGGTTCGGGAGGAACGTCATCGCCGATCTACCTTCGTCAACTTTCGTCAACTTTGTTGTGTGGGCCATAAAAAGGGCTCACCCCGAAGGAACGAGCCCCGTGAAGAAGTCAGGAAAGGTCGAGCCGGTGACGGAGTTGAAGCGCGTGTGCGGCAATGCGTTCGCTGTGACGCGACGCGAGGACGGCGTGCGGATTCGACGCCTGCCCTGCCCCGCGCCGGCGCCCAAAGGACGCGTTGCGCAGGTCGTGGTATTCCCGTGGGCCAGTCGGCGAGGCCGCTGAGTGCGCGCCAGCCGAGAAATGGCGACGGGCTCCGGCGTAGGCTTGGGGGTGCGACCCACCCTCACCTACACCGGAGACCGTCATGGAACTGGAGAAGCGCGTAGCGGCACTGGAAGCCATCGTCATGGACATGACGACAGTCGGGCACGTCAGGGACTTGATGATCAGGGCGCTCATCGCGACGCACCCCAGCCCAGAATCCGTGAAAGCAGCCTTCCAAGTGCTGCTACCGGAGTCAGAAGCAGCACTGAGCAACGACGCGTTTGCAATTGGATTGCCGCCAGCAACGACTCGCCAGATGCAAACGGCGATGGCCGAGGCGGCAGCAAGATGGCTGGCATTTTTCCCGAAGCCCGCTTCAGGAGCAGGTACGCCAACAGCGGGCTGATTTGGTCGAGTTTCTTTGCCCGCTCGGCGGCATCGGCGAGCATTCGCTCGTGTTCTTCGCCCCAAGGGCCCTGGCCAAAGGCGTCCACCTCACGCCGCCTCGCCCTTGGGGGGCTGTTTCTCCATGGCACGCAAGGCGTCGTGCAGCGCCTGACAGGTTTCGACCCGGGGGTTCTTCACCGCACCGGAATGCAGCTTGGACAACGTGAAATAGGGGACTTCGGCACGACGACTGATCTCTGGCCACTGCCCCTTAAGCTCAGTCAGGCGGCGGCGAATGTAATCGAGCATCGGCTCGGGCTTACGGGATGGCATTGGCCAGCCTCCTTGAGTGTCCCGACCGACATTAGCCGTTTATGGCTATTAGTGCAAGCCTCTTATGGCTATCCGCGAATGCAACCATTCGCCCATGGCTAAACCCAAGTCCCCCAGGCCCGATATCGGGCGCCGAATTGATGCCCTTATGAAAGTCTCGGCCGACCTGGGAACGCAGACGGCGCTCGAGCAAAAATCAGGCGTCCCTCAGGCGACGATCGGCCGAATCATCCGCGGCGAGGTTAACCCCAGCGTCGACAACGTCGAGCGGATCGCAGATGCCTATACCGTTTCTGTGGACTACCTCGTCAAGGGCCGTGTTCTGACAGCTGCTGATCAGCGAATGGCCGAAGCACTTGGCCTCCCATCAGCACAGCTGTTGCAGTCTCATCCAGCGTCGCAACTTGGGCGACCAGACCCTGTAACCCTCAGCCACGCGATGCGCTTACTGTCGTTTGTGTCACGGATTCTGCGTGGACGGGTCGACGTTTCAGCTGACGGAACCGCCCTCGCTCAGGCCTACGACATCGTGTCGCTGCGGCCCTCCGATTTCGATCTGGAGGATGCATCAGAGCAGCTAGCCGAGTGGCTGAGATCGAGGGATGACGACGATGGACGAGTGGTCTGATGGCAAACTTTGGGCACTAGCAGTCCGCTTGGCGGCGAGGATCGAGGGGTTGGCTGACACCCCTCAAGCACCAGTACAACGCGAACTAATCCTCGGGCCTGGCGGCAACGTCATCCCCTTCCGTCCACGCGCTGCCGCGCACCAACTGCGGAAATCAGGCGTACCCCCTGGAAGACCTCGCCGGGGCGAATAGCCCTATTCATAAAAATGTTCATTGGACTAGCCATAAACGGCTTGACAGGGCCGTTTTTTGCCGTATCGTACTAGCCATAAACGGCTACTTGAGCCGGCAACCACGGGGCAAGGACATGGCAACCCAGACTTTCGAAGCGACTCCGGAACAGCTGGCGGTTCTGATCGAGTTCTGCCGCCGGGAAGTGCATCGCGGCGAATACGTGACCCCTCAATTGCAGGCGGTCGTCGAGGCCATCTCCGGCCCGTGCTTCCGCATGGAAGAGCAGGACTGGGGCACCTTCCCGGTCGCGATCAACTCCGACGGTTCGGAGGCCTGAGCCATGACCGTCTCCGCCGCTTCCGCTCTGATCGGCCTGGCGCTGAGCGCTGGCCAGATCGACCGAGAGACCGCAATCCGCGCGCAGAGCGCGATCCGCGGCAACTACTACGGCAACCGCATGACCAACGACGACCGTCGCCAGCTGTTGGCGCTGCGGTTCGGCATCGTGGAGGTCTGAGCCATGGCTTCCTACCACCAAGCGCAACGTCAGTACGACAGCCAGCACGACGCCGAGGGCGAGCGCTGGGACCGCTACAGCGAGGCCGTCTCGGCTCGGGTCTCGGAGCTGGAGAAGTGCCCGGACGCGATCGAGCGGGCCATCAACGAGGTCGACTGCGACCACACTGACGAGCTGATGGCGCTGCGGGTCAAGGCGTTCATGACGGGGCGTCCGGCTGATCGTCATGCGCTGGAGACTCGCGAGAACGCGCTGGTGACCGCTGTCCTCCTCCGCTTCGCCAAGCGCGACGTGGGCGACGAGACCGGCTACCGGAAGGTCCGCACCGCCGAGGCCATCGGCGACCTGTTCCAGCGCGGCCGTGCGCGGGTGGCTCTGTGA